TCAGAGATTAAGTCTGCTGCTGCTTTAATAAGTGTTTCTTGGATATCTGGTGTTGAAATACCTTGATAAAATTGTAAGTGGCTTTTTAATTCTAATTCTGAAGCACTTACACCTGTAATGTTTTCAGTTGCCCAAAATACAACCTTGTGCATTTTCTCAAGGTCAAGAAGTTCCTTGCGCCCGTCGCGCTTGGTCACCGTAATATCGCTCATTGTTTCCTCTTTTATTCTACTGTTAAATTGTTGCTTGATAACAATCTTTTAATTTTTAAGTCTTGAAGTGTATTGCTATTTACTATCTCATTAGGGATATAGTTAAGTATGTAGTCATTATTGACTCGAACACAATAGAAATCGTCAAGTTGTAAAATGTCTATAGATTGTATATCTTTATGCGTTATTAGCATAAGAGTATACACGATTCCTAAGCATTTTGCAAGATCACAATAGATATCATCTGCCAAAAGATCCCATGGAAGTGGCCATTTTTCATATTCATCCATGTGCAGATAGTGGTTAGTAAGAGGCGCACGTTGCCACCATTTATCGACAGCGACAAGTGCTTCTTGTAAATCAAGTTGTTTAGAATTTTCTCTTAACTCCCGCCATTCTAATAAGCGGTCGTCAAATCTTGGTTGCCACATTAGACTTTGTACTTAACAATACTATATGTATAGTCAGCGTTGTCTCCAGTTGAAGTTGTTGTGTATTTAAATGAAATCGTTCCGCTTGAATCAGTGGCACTAAAGTTAATACCGGTTGCCGCAGACTCAACATACTCGTCATTGTATGCAATCGAACTTGAACCAAACGGCAAACTACAGGTAAATTTACCAGTACGAACAGCATCACCGCGCTTACCTGCATAATGTACTTCAAATCCTGCATATTGTGTACTATCAATAGTAAACAATGAAGTTGCAGTACTTGTATTATCAACTAATACAGTATTGTATCCAATTGTGCGTTCGTAGTTGCCAAGTTTTAAGTTTGAATTTCCATCAATTGCAATACTGTGCGCATCATTTAAATCAATACGCGGTACTGTATCAGCGTCAATGTCAGGACGTTCAAAAATGTCGCCGATGCTAATGTTGTTACCGTTGTTAATATCAATAATAACTGTTGTTGGATTACCTACACCGTTAAAGTCATTACCAACATCTAAGAAAATGTTAAATCCAGATACGTTCTGTGATACTGCGCCAATTTCAATACCTTGTGCAGCAATGCTGTCAAATAAGCTATGAATAACGCGAACTCCACGAGGACCACCGTTAATTGGAGCAGCACCTAACACAACGCCTTTATAGTGTCTTTCAAACCAACCATTGGAAATAGTAATACCAGTAGTGTTGTAATTTGAATAGAATGCGTATGTAGTACCAAGTGTGTGAATAGCATCTAATGTAACTGCCTTAGTAACCAAAGATGTTGTACTTTGAATCTTAATCGCAGATGTATTTTCAAGTGCATCGCCAAGCTCTGCTTCTGTTAGCGGACCATAAAAGTCTACGTCGCGAATAACAATATCAGTAGCACGGTCAATTAATAAAATATCATTTAGTTCGGTTGTTTCAAAAGAAATATCGCGGATTGTCATGTCACTTGGACGTAGAGCACCATTGTTGCCAATGTTAGCACCCGTTTGGTGCAAACTATCTGCTGTACGAACTACATAGTCATCAATTGTACTTCCGTCAATACTAGTATATCGTATAATAGAACTGTCACTGCCTTCACCGTAAATTACTGCAAAAGGAGGAATCTTAATAGTACAACTTACATTGTAAACACCTGCTGGGAAAAACAACGAGCGGCGAACTTCTTCGTTAGTTTCTCTACAAAAGAGTTCATACAACGCTCTATTAATAGCATCGCCGTCATCTGCAACACCGTCGCCAACTGCGCCAAAATCCTTAACGCTTACACCATGTCCTTCGTCAAGTTTTGATTGTAGACTACGTACTACATTGCCAGTTGGGTTCGCGCCAGTTTGAACTGTGTATCCGCCATCGTCGCCTTTATATGTATATGATGAAGCTAATCCTAAAACGTCACTATATTCTGTTAGAATTTCTGTATTACCAACAACGGGCGCACCTTCTGCAAGCGTGCCGTTGCCAATGAATAATCTGCGGTCATCAACTGCCCAGCCAAACTCGCCGCCAGCAAGTTGTGGTAGATTTTCAATAAGACCTTTACGGTGCGTAATTCTAGAGATTTGAACAATAGCCATGTGTGTTTATTCCAATAAGTTTATACTATTTATACGAGTTGGCTTTCATAATATTGTTCAACTCTCTTCCACCATTGATTACGCCAATGTTCAAATTCATCACCTTCGATAATCCATTGTTGATATTCAGGTGGCTTGCTGTATATACCTGGTTCGGACTCTGTTGGTTTTGCACACATTAAAATAACACCTTTAGTAATTTTAGTATCATATACTTCATTGTGTGCTTCTGCGTATGCCGCTAACTGTAAGAAATAATCTTCAATCCACTCTGTCTTCTTAGGCTTATTAGTTTGTTTAAAGTCAAGAATAGCCGGTGCGCCTTTGTGAACACCTACACAGTCTGTTGTTCCAGCATAAATGCCAGGAAAATAAAGCGGAACTTCCACACCCCAAAATTCATCTACATGGCCTAACCCTTCGTTAATAACAGTTTTTGCCATATCATAACTTGGCCAGCCAAACGGATTTGATCCACGTTCTTTTAGCACACCGTCTTTAACATAGTGTTCTAAGTAAGTATGCATTCGTGTGCCACGATTTGCAGCTTCTGTTGTAATTTGTTGTGCTTTTTCGTGCCCAACACGATTACGCCATTGCTGCAATGCTTCTTGCTTTTCTTTGGATTTTGTTTTATCTAAGATTGTTGTTACTGACGGAACACGGGCACCGTCTGGAGTAGCATATAGTCGTTTGCCATCTACTTGTGCTCGTGATAATTCTTTGTAATTAAACTTGTTTATTAATTTAGACATTTAGTCAGTATAACACAAAAACATTACTTTGTCAATGTTTTCTTATTTTTTGTTTTAACACATCAAAATCAATTGCTTGTCCTGCATAATGCTCTGGACAGAACTTACATTGCGGAATTTGATCATCGATATGATCTAACCACTCTTGTGCTGTTCCGTTTTGTGCCATGTCTACAGTCAATGGTTTATAACTGTTAATAAGTTGTTTATCTTCATCTGTTAAGTTTAAATCAAACTGCTCCGATAATTCAGGGTACAATGCAACAGGACCACACTTATAAATGTTGCCGCGAATAAAGTGATAATTCTTATTCTTAACAAACATACATTGATCGTGTGCTACTTTTGGATCAGAGTCATGTAAAAACATTTCGCCATTGGGCGCATTTAGAATACTGTTTTTATAGAAGTAATCTTGTTTCCAAATTCCGACCTCGGCATACGGAGCACCTGTACTCCTAAAATACCAATCTGCTCCTAATGCATTATTCTCCCGGCCTTCAATGCGTAATGCTACTTTACCTTCAAAGAAGTTTTTGATACGGTCTTCAATCTCAGGTAAGTCTTTTTCGCTATGTAAGCTAATGCCGATCCAAGTCATATTGTCTTTGCAGGTTTGCAACAAACCTTTTACACGATCAAGCATAGTAGCATTAGTTAATACCTGCTTACCATATTTTGGCCATAAACGATGTATGCCTTTGATCCAATCTAGTATGCTTGGGTTAAGTAACGGTTCGCCACCTAATATAACAATTTTTTCAAAGTCAATATGTTCTGCCCATTCTTCGTATACTGACTCGTAGTCTTTCCATAACTGTGTGCCAGTAAACTTTAGATCATTGAAACGGTTACATTCGTTACACGCAAGGTTACAAACGTTGGTAATATAAAATTCTATTTTAGGGATGAATAATTTGCTCACGGTGTATTTAAGCGAGCAGAGAGGATGTTACTTTCTTTTGTTTGCTGCGCGATGTGCTGCTTGTTGCATTGTCATTTTTGCTTTATCCAATGACATATTTTGTTCTGGTGGGTTTAATTCTGCTTGTTTTTTAGTTTTGAAAATAATTTTTTCATCGTTCATGTCTGCTACGCCGCCAATGGCACCAGACTGAACTGCTGATTGCAATGTATCTTTGTCAACGTTAAGACCCATTGATTTAGCTTTGTTTAGGAATACTTCGACAGGCATTTCGCCTGCTGCTCGTGCATCGTCCGCGCGGCCAAGAATAAGTTGTACAAGAGCAGCTAATTCTGCTCCTTCTGTTTCACGGATGATATCGCGGATGTTCATTCTAAATCTAGGTCTGGCTCGTCTGCACGACCTTCGTCGCCGATTGCGTAAGCATGCAATCCTTGAATTTTATCGTAGATTGCTGCAATTTTATTTTGCATCCATTCTGGAAAATCGCCACCTTGGTCAACATAATCACGTAGTTCATCGGCAGCAGTTGCGATATACGAAAGTTGTCCAGTGGCCATATTTTCTTCGTCTGGGCTTGCTGGCATTTGATCTTCTGGTGCTTCAGATAAACTGCGGAATTTTTCGTATATTTCGTAAAAGTTGTTCATTTTAGTAAATTGCCTGCTGTATTCTCAATTGATTCCCAGGCTTCTTCTTCGCTTTCGCCGCTTGATGCTGCTTCTAAAGAATCCCGCATTGTAAGCATTCCCCGACCATCTACAGCATCATTGATATGTGCGTACCAATAACCCTCGGCACCTCTGCGATGTTCGTATGGTAGCATTTGTAAGGCTTGGTGTGTAAGACTTTTGATCTCTTCCATGATGTATTCAAAATCTTGTGGATCAAAATCAACTGCTTCTGTAACAGTTTCTTCTGCCACTGGTTTAGCAACGTTGTTAAAGTTTTGCAGGATGGTGTAAATTTCGTTCATTAGATGCGCTCGCGACCTAAGTTGCTTAGTTCATCACCTGGCTCTTCTTCAGGCATTTCAGGTTCCATATCCATTTCTGGTTCTGGTGGTAATTCAGCGTCCATATCCATGTCGCCCATGCCCATATCTTCTTCACCTGGTACGCTCATTTCTTCGCCAGTGATAACACCAACTGCTGATTCTAGCTCAGCCTTGGCACCGCCTAGTGCATCAATTAAGCCTTGTAATGCACCATCAACTGTGCTTTGGAATTGGCCAGCAGCGTCAACACCTTGCTCGCCTTTAATACCATCAACTAGTGCCGGTAGTTCTTTAACTTTTAGATCAGTCATGTTTTCAATCATTTTCTGAACTTGATCGACCATGTCTTGTGCTGCTAGTACAACCTGCGCTTGATCTACTTCCGTACCTTCCATCATTTTCTTTTTCTTGCACTTGCTAGCTTCAACCATCTTGCTCATAAACTTAATAGCACTATCGCGGCTTTCTAGAACGCTTAATAGGTTCTTGCTAACACCTAGAGCTTTTAGTTCGCTTTCAGTTAATTTACCGCCAACTGCTACAGTTTTAACAGCATTCATATATTTTGCTTTTGAATTCATAACTTTAACCTTTGATTCTGGTTGGGATTCTGCTACTTTAGCACTTAGAGCTTGTTCCATAAACATTAACTTTAAGTAATTTGTGTTTGTTTCTCTGTAATGTCCTTCGCGGCTGCTTTTAAACTCGGCAATTTTAGTACGAGTTTCATTTAGCATTTGAACAGCAGCAGCATGACTGACACTAGAAACATCAATACTCTTTCCAAACTGAGAAGTATAATGCTCAGAAAGTTTCTTTGAGTTAAGTTTAGGTGCTAGATCATTTAGATTCATCGTTAAATCCCTTAATTTTAATATATTTAGTCAACTTTACAGTTTTATTAAGATTGATTTTTGCTTCTTGTAACTTTCCAATGTCATCATTGATTCTAATTAATAATAATTCTTTATCATCATCATTAGTAACTGTTTTTAGTATTCTTTTTCTGTTTGCAATTTGAAAACGATAATCCTGAATACGTTTATCGTTAACTAATAAACTGTTAGCACTTTTCCAATTGTTCTTGCTATCAAAGATACACCAACTTAATGCTGTTGAACTTGCATTAACTGTGTCAACATATTGTTCATACTTGTATATTTCATAGTAATCTTCTTTTTCTACGATAGTATACTTTCCTAATATATGATATTTTTTACCATCTTGCACAATAGGTGGCACACCTTCTTTGTCAAAGAAGCGTTTTACTTTATCTGTAATTGCATCAACACTAATCATAATTCTGTTATCCAAATGTTTTGATTATTGCCACTGGTGTGAATGTAAGGCAATATTTCTGCGTGTTCGTCTAATCCTATAATAATAGGAGTTCCTTCTAAATCTTGTTTAAGTCCGCCAAGTGGATCGTTATCTATTAAAAATACATCTACTGTTTCGTTAACAAACGTAAAACACCAACGATTATTTTCAATAGTTGTATCTGTCATTTGCATAGGTTGGGTTCTAAACAATAATACTTGTATTACTGTTTCCCAGTTACTTTGCTGACGTCTAAATTTGTTCCATTCATCAACTGTGTTTATTTCTTTACCGTTGATTTTGGTCGGTAATGATTGCTGTTTGTATGGTCTGTTAATACCGGTTTGAGTTATGTCAAACGCTGTGCATACTTTTATTTGTTGCATAACTCCACCAATACTTTTAATCGTTCTAATTGTTCTTGTATTGCCGGATGACGTTCTGCTAACCCATCCCAATCATATCTTAATGCGAACCCATTCCAGTGTTCGTAGGTATTTTGTTCGACAAGCCTGCGCTCAGTTGACCCTGCGTGTCTAGCAAACACAGTTTTTCCACCGTCTGGCGATTCATACACAATAAAAGGACTTTTTTGCATAGCGTATTTAAGGCCAATAAAAAAGCCCAGTATAAAACTGGGCTTTTTTTGTTTTGTTAGTAATTAAATTACTGAACGAAACCAGTTACGTCTGCGATAGTGAATGTAGCACCACCTGCTGAAATAGTAGCAGCAGCAGCGAAATCGCTGTCTTCTGCACCACTTAGGATCATATACATAGTTTGAGTTGAAGCAGCAGTGAAAGTACCGATAACTTCGATAGTTGCAGTCTGCTGAATGTTCTGAACTAGTGCATCTGCTTCAGCTTGGCTGATTGCAGAACCCTTAGCGAATGATTTAACAAGTAGATTACGACCTACAAATTCACCTGCTGCGGTATAACCGTGTGCGCGAGTTACTCCTGGCATAATTATTCTCCTTAATTGTTTATGTTACTATTATTTAGTAAAAAGATAAAAAAACTTACCCCAGATCTGGATTATTTTTTGCAAAATTAGCAGCACTAAAACGCATACGATCTACAAACTTAACAGGACCGTGCTCTGTATCTGCTACATATCCTTCGTGTCCTGGTTCGCCAGCAATATGTGCGTGGACAGGACCAGTTTGTGCATCAAGTTGTTTTACAATACTACTCTTTACTGCTGAAATTGTTAGAAATGCTTTAATAATTGCAGCAAATCCACGCTTGTGTTCTGAGATATATTGTTTAATATTGTTTGCTTTATTTGTTGTTGCGGCTGTTTCGATCCAACCAATAAACCCGCCTGCTAAGTTATCGTAATGTCCTTCTCTAACACGTGAATTAACAAATTTTTTAATTTGCTCTGGCAGATCAGTAATCTTACGAGCTCTAAATTCTTCCGGACGCATAAAGTCATTAACTTCGGGTATCAAACTCTTTAACCCATTTAGTGCATTTAAATCTTTTTTAGTTAAACTAACATTTGGGGTTTCGTCAAAGTAAGGATCTAAAATCAATACACCCGGGCTATGTTGCAAACTATTACCAACATGTTTAATAGCTTGACTAGATCCATCTTCATTCACGTGAGTATGTATAGCAACAGCAACTTCTGCTTTGCTGATAGCACGACCAATGTCTGAATCAGCATCGACTTCGTATGTAATAGTGTTAGGTGTAAACACATATTGGTTATGTTTACTCTTTTCTGGCTTAGGTTGTTCAGGAGTACCAAACAACAAATCGCCTTGTACATAACCACGGAAGTTAGGCGATACCACTCGTTCTAATAATGGAAATAGCTTTTGGTACATAGCAATTAATTCGCCACGCTCGCCTTTGCGTTGACTCATTATGTCTGCTAGCATGTCTGGTGATGTTGCTCTACCATTATAACCTTTAGCACTAAACCCTGATTTATCAGTTAATACAAACTGACCTTTTGGATTGCGTCCAAAAATAACAGCAGGTTTGCCATCCCATTTAATTGTAACATGCTCTGTAGTATCTGCCATATTAGAAAGAATACTAACAGCTTGTTCTATACCGCGGCCACCTTGTGTAAATGGTAAATCTTCAGGATGCTCAATACGAGCTTCCATTAAATTTTGTTCGTATAAACCGTAAATGCCCGGGGTAGTTAATCTATCACGTAGTTTAGCAAGGAAGTAACTTTCCGATACGCCTTGCTCTAATTGTAGTCCTTCACGCTCAAAATACTCGCGAGCATCTTTAATCTTTGCTTCGCGATTAGGATCACGTGCTAGTGCATTCATAATAGTTTCAACAGAGTGTAAATCTTCTTTACGTGCTGTTGGGCTTAATAAAACTTTAGCAATTTCGTCCCAATTATTTGTTACAAGTTCATTTGTGTCTCTTGCAATTAATCCTTGTGTTTGATTAATTTTATATCCTACTGCTTTAGCAATAGAACTTAATAATACATTACGATGCATGCCTTTGAAGTTTGAATCTGGTGCAGAGTGTAGGAAATATGTCGAATATGCTAAATCAGGCACAAACATAAAGTCAGTTTGCACAAATCCATTTTTAGGATTTCCAGCAATAGGCGTTTTAAAATGCACGTTAATTCCCGACTTTTTAATCCATTCTTTTGGATTACCATTGTTTGCTTCTACCCAACGTGTTAGTGTATTAACTAATCCATCTTTATTATATTTTGAAGCGTTGACACCTAAATCTAAATCACCCGACGTTGCTTTTTTACCTGTTGTGCCAAGCATATTTTGCAAAAGTGGAAGTTTAGTAATTTGTTCTAGCCATTGAACTGTTGGTTTTACTTCGTCGCGAACAATACGATCTGTTGCAGATGATCCATCTGCATTTTTAAATACGTTTCCGCCTTCTAATAAAGTATAAATCGATTTCATTATCTGTGACCTGTTGTTTCTTTCCAAGAGGCAATTTCATCAACTGTTAATTCTCTATATTGGTTACCGCCATCGTTGAGTAACTGGATGGCAGTTCGTCTTGCGACCTGGGTATTTCCTGCAGCTAGTTGATCATCTGAAATGACACCTAACGAATGAATCACAGACGGGTCCTTAATTATTAATCGTTCATCAAATATAAACTGGTTCGATGATTGTGCAATTTCTGGAAAAATAAAAGTAACAGGTTGCTGCGGTGTAGCAGACGGTCTTCTACTTCTTGCACGGCGAGACTTTGGTCTCGCTTCAACTAATGCAACACCGTTTTGTTCTGTTGCATTCATATTGTACCAGATGTTATTAAACTTAACTAATCTCTGTCTAGTAGATCCATAATTTAGAATAATTACCGGAACAATTAGACCTTTAACTCTAGGAACTTGATTGCCAAATTTACCACCATATGGCGTATTCGCTAATTTTCTGTTTAATACATCGACCTTAGGTCCTAAAGTCGGACTCATCTGTGACGAGATTCCACTAGTAATAATCACAAAGGCAGCATTTTGTGCTTTTTGATTATTTAAATTATCACCAAGTTCTAATATGTCGTTAACCGCGTTTTCAACTTTTTTTGTATATGATGCGTTTAGTTGATTATAAACTAATTTCTCTAATAACTCTCTATAATAGGATTCACTGACTTCGTTTGCACCGTGAGCTTGCTGCTGACTGTATCTCATTCGATCCCATTGGGCTAAAAAAGCATCAACTAATAATCGTATTTCATTATCTTGTGCTGCACGAGATGAAGAAAAAGTATTAGAACTTTGACCATTGGGATCTAACCCAAAGTTCATAAACTTTAGAATCTTTTGTCCAAGACTTGGTTTATTGTATAAACTCTGGAAATCCGCTTCTGTTAAAATTACGTCATTGATCTTCATCGGTACGTTTAAGGCTCCGTTCAAATTTTCTTGGATCCCGCGACCGAATAGCGTTCAATAATTTACGGTTTAATACTTCTGCATCTTCTTCAGAATAATTAGAATCAATAAATTCCATTAGCCTAATAGCACTAGAAATTACATTATTAGCACGACTTTCGACCAAATGGGAGCGGTCGCGCTCTACATATAAACTTTCTAATTCTTCAAGAATGCTTCGTGTGCGTTTTTGCATCGCGGATCTCTTTCTATATCGTATTTATGTTAAGAGCCGCTCTTCATCTTGTTCAGTAAGTTGTTAAGCATTGCGCTTTCAACATTTCCTTGAACCTTTGGCACTTCTTCGGTACTATTCATTTTGCTTACAGGCTTAATATTACTCATACTAAACCCTCCAGTGCCTGGAATAGCACTATCTTCAGACTGTTCACAATCTGAAATGCGCAATGTGTTAATATCAAATTCCAAGTCTACCTTGCTACCTACGCCTGAGCTTGAACGTGTTTTCATTAACTGAATCTGATAGCGTCCACGTTCGCGCATTGCGCGACTTGTAAAAATACCAAACACATTATCTGCGGTGTTAATCTTTGAAATACCACCCGAGATGTGCGAGTGGTCAAACTCGATTTCTTCTACTGCTGAACGGTTTAACTGCGATGCTGTTACAAGTACAACGTTTAATTCTTTTGCTAGGTTACGAATTTCTTCTGATACATATTTGTCCTTAACAAACAAATCGCTTGGGCTAACTTTAGCACTTACGGGCATTAACAAGTCCAAATAGTCAATACACAAGAAGTCTACAGTAACACCAGTTTGAATTTGTAGTTCTTTAATATAACTGCGAATATCGTTTACTGTGCTTTGTGCTGGCATGTACTTAATGCGGAACTTACCGGACTTCTTCTGCATCATCTTAACTTTCATCTCAACATTGTCAATATCTTTAAACACTTCTTTACTTGATGTATTTGTCATCATTGAGTCAATACGCATCGAACACAAGTCTTCTGAAAGTTCTAGCGAAATATATACGCCATTGAGCCCAGCCGTTACCCAGTTCACGCTTAGATTCTGCATAAACAAACTTTTACCCGAGCCAGACCCGCCTGCAAAAATCTGTAGCTCACCTCTGTTAAATCCGCCATACAAAGCACGATCCAAATTAAGCCAGCCTGTGCTTACTTGTCCGTTATTGGACTTAATATTCATAAGACGTGTGCGCGGATCTTCAAAGTAGTCTGTGCCCATGTCTTTGTGTAGACTAATTTGTACAGCGTCCTTGATTAGTTTTTCAACTGGATCAAAGTTACCTTTTTCAAGCATATCTGCGGATTTAAGAATAGCACGTTCTAACTCTTGACGCTTAGTAAACTTTTCAAATTCATCCATAAACCAATCATAATGCCCGTCTTTCATTTCGGCTGGAATTGGTTTTAGTTTTGTGCCTACCGCAGCATTGAGCTGTTCCAGCTCGGGCATAGTTTTATATTTGTCGCTATGCTCTTTAATGAATGTTGCTGCTTCACGCAAACTTGGATCAAAGTTATCTACGTTGTAAATGTTTTGCACCCGCACATAACTCTGCGCATCTGCTAGCATCATTTCTAAAAATAATTTTTGTATGTCTACTGTGTATTCTTTCATAATTTCCGTTCAAGAGCTTTTCGTGCTAGCTCAATTTTAATTTTGCTTGAATTCTTGTTCTTAATAATACTTATTAGCGTAGCTAGTTTTCCATAACGCTTTACTGCATCGTTAACATCTTTAATGTCTGCGTCCCAATCTGGAATACTTACTGAAAATCCATACTTAACCGCATCGTTAATTAATGCTAGTCCTGCGCTATCTTGATCCGGTACTACAACAATTTCTCTATTAAGTTTTCGTAATACTGCTGCTTGTGTGTCGCTGATTCTATTTGTTGTCACTGATAAACCGTCAATACTTAATGCGTCAAATTGTCCTTCGACAACAATCGCAAACTGCCAGTTATCGTGCTGCAAGTCTACACCAAACACATATCCTGCTGCTGAGCAGTTGTTTAAGTACTTTGGTTTACGATCGTCTAGAAACCGTGTGGTCCAGCCAACAATCTTGTTATTATATGTATATGGAATCATGATACCAGGGCGTGTTTGTTCTGTGTCTGTTATATATGGATATGCCCAAGGATCAACTGATCTATTACGCAAGTACGCTAATAATTCTACATCATCGTCGTTGATTAAACGTGCAGTTTCTGGTAGTGCAACTTCTGGAAAACTTATTCGTGTTTCTTCTTCTTGTCGTTCGCGAATTAACTGATTAATATTTTTATGTTTTAAACTATCAAGTGTTAAACGTTGTATCTCAATATCTGGAACACCCATCCAAGATAGCAAACGTTGTGCTTTGTAACTTACTGGATAACCGAGAGTAAAACTAGCAGTATAACCACAATTAAAACAGTGATATGACCAGTCGGTATCCGTTGAGAACTTAAAGCCTCCACGTTGTTTGCGATCAGCAGTTTCGCCATTGTGTACGCAGCAAGGAGCATCAAAACTAGTCCAACCGGAACTGTTAGTTTTGCGTTTTCCATTGATATATGATAAGATATTTAACACTCTAGTATTTTAGCATAATTTACATTGCTCTGTCAACAATCTTAAATAGATTTATGGATCACGATACTTATTGTCCGGCAATACATTCTGGAATTTCTGTTAAAGTAAATCAAAACGGTAACGCTATAGTGCGCCCGTGCTGCGAAATGCAATGGGACGGAATTTCACTGAATGATGCAAATGATTATTTTAACCATACTTTAATTAAACAACTTCAAAACGATAATAAAAAAGGCATCTGGTCCAGCTATTGTAATCAATGCAAAACTGTTGAGGATGCTGGAGAATATAGCTATAGGTTAAGTCAAATTGATAGATTTAAAGAAAACAATACAACCAACATTTCTACGTTAGACTTAATGTATGATAATAGTTGCAATCTTGCTTGTAGATCATGCGGGCCTGATTTAAGTACTTACTGGCAAAAACATCTATTAGACAATAACATAATTAATCAGCGATTTAACAATAAACATTCCATTGACTTAACCAATAAAAAGTTTTTATCATTGTTAGACTCGTTGAATATAGAATCTATATCTCAAATTAAAATCAGTGGTGGCGAGCCATTTATTGGAACTGGTTACTGGGAGCTCTTATCAGCATTACCAATTGATATTATTAGCAATACCGAGTTACTAATTCAAAGTAATGGTACCATACGTCTTAGAGATAATCATTTAAAGACGTTTGAGAAGTTTCGTCTGGTAAAAATTAGTTTCAGCATCGACGGATTTGGTGACCGATTTAATTACTTACGTTGGCCTGGCGATTGGCATCAGCTAACAAATAATTTAAATTATGTTAGAGATACTGTTCCATCAAATGTTATGTTTAATGTTGAAGAAACTATTAGCATTTTTAATCTAGCGTATCATAATGAAGTTAAAGATTGGGTCGCTGCTAATTTTTCATCTAATAAGGATGGTGACCCAATTTTATACAATGTGCATCTAGCAAATGGTATTTTTTCATTAGATCAGATTACTAACGAATATATCGATGATAATAATCATCGATATATCAACGATAACTTTACAGAAAATTCTGAAAATATTATTAGAATGATCAAAGTTATTAATCAATTCGATCTGATAAGAAATCAATCTTGGCTTAGAACATTCCCTAAACTAAAAGATTATTATCGTCGATATATTTAATTACTCTTTGTGTTATAATCTCATGTCCTTTTTCATTAGGATGCTTACCAGGAGCAAATACATCACGAAAACGAGATCCAGTATCAATGATCATCTGTTTTGCATTTTCTGTTGGATAGATATGTGTTGGTACCATAATCTCATTTGGTAAAATTTCTAACATGCTATATTGTATTACGGGAATATTATAACGAGCAGCAATACCATCAAAAAATAGTAATGTTTGATCTTTGTTTTTAATTTGTAATTCTTCGCAGAGTTGGTCTTCCATAAACGAACGGAATGTTTCTTTCCATGATGAACTATAGTTTCCCATGCCATGTAATAACCACGAACTGTTTACATGCCTATTCCATTCTGGATCGCCTTTTCCTGATTGATGTTTATTGTTATGCCAACTCCAACGCCATGATTCAGTTAGACCAACGATAAACATAGTGTCAGTTAAATCATGATTCTTAATATACCACGTTGCTGCTTCACGCATGCTAACTAAACTATGTCCTGGAAACGCATGATTTTCGTACTCTAAACCATAATGTTTGGCAACAAGTCCTGGATATGTGTGAGCTAAACGATACGGAGTATTCATATCCCAGTAACGCGGATTATCTTTTTCGTGGGCTAGCTCAGGATCATTTAGTTCATCGCCAAAGGTCCACGAGCAGCCAAATGCCACAAGTTTCTTAATCATATGTGTAATTATGGTTAGTAATTAATGCGAACTGAATTTACTGTGCCGTCTGTATATTCAACTACGGCACGTAGCCATACAAAATTACCTGTAAAGTTAACTGCTGTATTGCCGTCTTCTTGTGTTGTACTGTCTGAAAACACAGTAATGTCTGCCCAGTCTGTAGAACCAGGACTTGTAACTAAACTACCTTGAATAGTAATAGTTCCAGTAAATCCTGTAACAGAAAATAGCGCAGTATGTCGGCCATCGGCTTGTCCATAGTATCCGTTGCCTTTAACAGCAGAACCAGTTACAGTTTGAACAGAACTATCGCTAGGATGCGTTTGTTGTGAAACTAAAAGTTGTGTAGTAATTTGCGCCATATCAATATTTATCTTACATATACGCTGCCAACAGTACCACTAGTACTATCAACTTTCAAACGCATATAGCTGTGTAAGCCTTCTACATTAATGTATTTTGTGTTTGAATCTGCACTGCTGAACGTAGCAGAAGTTAAGTCATACCATTCTGTTCCAGTAGGTGATCCTTGTATAGTTACAGTACCTACAAATGAACTGTTTGTGTATTGTACTGTTTGTAAATATTGCTCTGGTTGCCATTCTGAACTGTAGTTCGTTTGTCCTGCTGTAAAACTCGGTAATGTTATTTCTGAACTTGCTACAAACTCTGGCATAGCACTATCAGCAATGTAAATTACGCCACGTGCTCCGGCATTATCGTCTACATACACAGGTTCTGTAAGTGTTGAACGGTCTACTGTAATAGAGTAATTTGCTAGTTGAGATTGTACATTGTCTAAGTCTGATTCAACAATGGTAAGTTTTGCTTGTCCTCGTGCAGCACTAACTGTTTCTAAATCTCGAGCAAATAGCAATTCTTCGCCTGCTCTATCCATTACACGACAAGTAAATGTTAGTCCTGTAATGTCTACTGGCTTTTGATCCTGATTCAAAAATCTAAACAGGATAACGTTATCGACGCCTTTGCTGGCTTTTAGGTTCTTGCTGTACACAGGATTCCACCTCACATTATGATAGGCTCCAGTGTTGTCCAATAACAACACCACTTGGGTTTGCTGATATAAATATGCTAAAGTTGAATACATAACTACGGAGCCTTTATATACTATTTATGGATACTGAGCTATTCGAAAAGATCACAGACAGATACCCGTTCTTGTCAATAGTTCGGTATGCGGAAAATGAGCACGTTGGTATTATACTAAACCAGGACGCTGCTGTTACTACTATGTATGATTTTGGTAGTATTTTTGAAGAAGAACTGAAAAGAATGTTCTTAGAACTAGGAGAGATTTGGTGGTGGGAAAGTAATCATACTATCCCTATTAACATCTTCTTAAAAAGCGACTGGGAAGTGTTTAAACCTTACTTAAAAACATTTAATAATAAAAATTTAGAAATTATTTCTGGACAAGTTACAAGTCTGTCAGATTTAACAAAGAATCGTAAAAAGCGTAAAAGTATTACTCTTGTGCGGCGTGTTGATTAACAATATTCATATGTAATGCTACAAGATGTGCGTAAGAAATTGCGTGTGCTTTTTTGAATGTATAGCCTTCTTCCGTTTTATCCCAAATAGTTTCTGCTACTTCTGCCCAGGGCTTGCCGATAAGATGTTTCTTGCCTGGTCGAATCATAGCAAGAAACATAGCAAGTCTTGGAATGGTGTTTACATCTAATTGCTTCAACACATCGGCATAGTTATTAATGTGTATAATCTTTTCTACAAACTCGCGTTCGTGTAATCTATGCCAAGGTGGCTCTGTACTCATTAACTGATCATAATGTGCTTGATCCTTAATGTGCTCATAAACGTGAACATTAAGGAAGTCAATTTTAAAATATCCTAGTTCTTCTGCCTTCTTATAATCAATACTTGCGCAATTATGTACAGGATCAGTTGGGATTGGTGTTACATATACACCAGAGTTATGTTTGCGATCCTGCTGACGTGCTGGTATGTGCTTAATTAAACTCAATATAGCATCTCTGTTTCCAAAATCAATATCAATATCTGCACTCATTACCAACCTGCCTGCTTTAACATTTCCTTAACATATTCCTGGTCTGCAATATATTTGCTAAAAATACGTTCCCAGGTTTCTGGGTAAATGTATTCCCAAATAATCTTTTGTTGTTCTTCGTTTAGTTTACTTAAGAATTCCATGCCGCTTGACGAATTATATATTACCCAAGGACTGAGTGTGCCTTTAGTAATTAATTGGCACACACGATTTGGATTATTAAAACGTATTACATCTTGTGGGTTAGAATGATTTTCTTCGCCCCATACAATACTGTATTCCATTGCTCGCACTAACGCACGATCAGCACGTTCAGACACTAACAAGTTCATTAAGTATTCTTGATAGATGCTGTCTTTAGCCCAATGGTCTAATTTCTTATTGTTCTTGACTACGTACTCAATAAACTTTGGCACATCAATTGCACCAATAGATATACAATAGCGTCCAAACTTAACAAATGCTTTGTAATATGGACTACTGGCAAAATCGTCAAATGTTTTTAGTTTTGCTGAGCCTTGTGTATATTCAAAAAACTTTAGATATGCTTGATATCCAAGTTGAACTCCACGCTCATCTTTTTCTTGAAAACGCTTTTTTTGTTCGCAGACATGTACTGCAAGACTGCTTTCGCGCTTAAACTCACGTTCGCAATATCGGCAAGTATATGTATCAGTTGTTTCCGT